TTCTTTTCAAGCGCATATCCCCTGTTGTAATACGGAAGTCTGAAATCTATAGCCAAACAATCAAGAATCCATTCGTCCAAGTTGTCAATCTCGGATAGCAGGAATACATTGTTTAGCATTCCCTGGAAATACTGAAATCCCACTTTCATTGCATAGGACAATGCCTGTATGTCAATATCCTCTTTATAGGGGCTTGAAAGTAAATCAATCATTTCTCCTTCTAAGAACTTAATCATCTTCCCACCCCTTAAAAGTAACGCTCATGCTAGTGCAGTTTGCAATCTCGTTTCCATTGATGGTTATAAAGTTCGGATTCGTTACAACAGCTCTCTTTGCTCCGCTAACCATACAACGCCGGACAAGCTCATTTTGGTTAATGTCTCTTCCAAGCTTGGACCTTTGCCATGTTACATAGTCCTTTACAGAATCCTCTACAGCTTTCTTAATCTCCGCTTCTCTGTACTTGTCAGACTCATAGAGGTAGTAGCCAATTTCTACGCTATAGTTTCTTGCTGTAGGCTTCCTAAAATTAAGCGTGTCCGTAAAAACAGGCATTTTATCCCAATCAATAGCAGCTTTAACCTCTGCAAGGTCATTATCGCTATACTGGCCTGTTTCATTATCCCATAGTAAAACCACATTAATATCCGTTGAGTTGGGCTGTTTTCCAAGATAAACGTCTTTGATATGTTGGCTTGCTTTCTTTATCCAGTATTCGTAAGAACGCTTAGTACCACCATTTGTATAGCTATCCGGATATAGATAGATTCTCTCTCGGAAATCATCGTCAGATTCCAAGTCCACTCCGCCTGAGCTTTCTGTGGTATTCTGCACGGATTGCACGAAGGGGATATTGTCCACAAGCTTTGTGATTGTTCTTGCCTTGTATCCGTTTCCAATTACTCCGGGAACTCTGCATTCAGCATCCACATCCCCAGTAAGCTCTCCTCTTCCGATAGTTAGTTCCTTTACAGTCTCAAAGGTAAGTCCTGCTTCCGTTGATACCTTTGTTCCTTTTGGTACGATAGAGTTTGTTGCTTGTACTCCGCTTAAGGTAAATCTAAGAGTAGAAATGGCTTTCTTTGCCTTAAGGCGTTGCAGTCCTTTGAATGCCCCTAAGTTATCAAGGAAATCCCCCTTGGAATACTTTAGCAAGCCCATCTTCCCGGAAAAGTCTATCTGTTCATAAGCATGGAAAAGGTAATAGGCACAAGTAGCAAGAATGATTCTCCTGTCGTCAGACTGCGGAAGAGCTTCTTCTACTCCTGTTAGTTCTTTTCTCTTTCTTTGAAAGGCCGATAGCATTTCTGCTTCCAATTTTTCTGCAGTCATGCCCTCGATAAAATCAACTTTTGGATAGCTGTCAAAAACTCCCATTCTACCTCCTTTTCACATGAACAATAGCTTGTATTCCATCTTCCCCACGGTCTATGTACTCTATATAGTCCACGGCTACTCCCGGCACATACTTTTCCGTCTGCGTTACAACTTCTACAGTAAATCTATTCTGAAAAATCGGAGTAGGCTCTGCAAGAATCTCCCACAAAAGCCCAAAATCCCTATGCATGGGGATGCTTCCTCGCCTTGTCTTATACAAGGTGGAAAGTTGCTTTATGATTGATTCTTCCAGTTGCTCTCTTTCGTTTGACTCAATTCTGAAATCCATTATTGATACTCCTTAAAGGTTACATCAACTTCAATTCTTCCGACTTCTCCGCCTTTGTGTATCTCTTCCCACTCGGAGGAAATGTTTATGATAATGCACCGCCTATCCATAATGGACCTGTTTCCAATTATTAGATACTGCGCCTGCCTATCACGCATAATCTTCCGGAGGAGTTCGTACTGCTGCCTTGGTCTAAGCCCAAGCTCTACAGAAAACACAATATGGAGCGTTACTTCGTCCAGTTCCTCGCCTGTTACTTCTAAGCGGCCTTTCCAACCAACTACCGGATGTTCTTCGGTCTTTAGTCCTATGGTGGATTTGAAATCGGTAAATGTCCTTGTCTGCTTTCCTTTATGAAAAAAGGTAAGTTCTCCAAACTGTCCTATCATCGTTTATCCCCCTAAGCTTGCAACCTTTGTTTCCAATACAGCCAACCTTTGCTCTAATGCCTTGATGTTCACTCCTGCAAGCTCCAAAGTGTCTCCTTGTGCCTTGATGGCTATAGAATCAGTAAGCTGTTTATAGAACAGGCCTTCTCCTGTTTCCTTTGGTAAGTCCTCTTCGGAATAGAATCCACCAAGGACTATTCCAAAGGATTCTCCATTGGATAAATGCAGGACAAGCACTTGCTCCCCCACCTTTGGCATCTTGTATTCCCCGGTAAAGGAAAAATAAGGTAGCTCTGCGGTCGCTAGGTCGTTCATATCCGTATAAACAACCGATACCATAGCTTTCTGATAATTTACTGTTCCTACAGTTCCGATTCTGATATTGTCCATGCTTATACCCTCTGAATAATCTTCCTAGCAGTTACATTCTGCGTTAGTCCTCCGCTGTCCAAAGTTACATCAACTCTATCCACAAAATACATTCCATCGCACATACCACAGTTTTTTATCTCAATGTTGTATGTAGAAAACAGGCCATAGTCAAAGACTGTAGGCTTGAAAGTAATAGTTGTCGTATTCTTGTTTTGTTCATTCAGCCTAGCTTTTGCCACCTTCTCTGCTTCTGATTGGTCTTGTACTTGTTCATTGAGATACAGAACCTTTTCTTCTGTTCCGACCTTAACTGTGATTGTTTCCTGCTTCTTTTTGGGATTCTTATACCTTAGCTCTGCGCCTGTATAAAATCCTTGCAAAGAAGTGGTCCAGTTATAGTCCGGCTGTATCTCGTGTGTAGTCCAGTCTGTAAAACCCTCATTGCTTCCGTTTGTAGCACTACTAGGATACTCTCCATAGAAATTGTATATCCCCCTTGCCTCGTAAGCTGTTTCGTCATACAAAACAAAGCCTGTCTTATAACATTTCATGCAGATTCCGTACTTCTTACAAACATTCTGCAGGAAGGATAGGTCTGTCTCATTGGTCTGCTCTATCTTTTCTATGGTTACATCCTGGCAATTAAAAAAGAGATTCGGCATATTGTACTTGCCTTGAATCTCTTCCACTAATTGCCGTAAGGTTACATTCGTCCAAGCTTTGGAGCGTTGTCTGTCCTTTAGCTCTGAATCGGCCGGCTGTGATACTCCTTTCACAGTCATGACTCTTGGTGCGCCTGTAATAGATATTTCATCAATCACAAAGTTTCCACAATGGTATTCCTCATGCTTTCCGTTTACATACCAATTCCGCATGATGATGTAAATGTCTAAGTCCTCTCCTTTTTGTGGATTGAATCCTCCTGCTGCATTCATGGCGTTTAAATCAAGTTCCAAGCTTATGGAATCCAATGTATCACAGGCATTATCCGTATACTGCAAAGAGGATAGATACTTAGTCAGATTGTAAGAGCCACCATTATAAAGTGCTATTGTTTCGGCGTATCTTGCTTTGGCTGTATAGTTTTCGCTTCCGTCCACTACCAATTCCTCCAATCTTCTCTATGGCTTGCTCTTTCAAGTTCTGTATTCACAGGCGGAATATTTAAGACTGTATCGGCAGAAAAGACTAAAGTTCCTATCTCCTGCGGATTCGCTTCCATGAGAAGAGGGAAAAGCTTCTCTGTGCCATATACTTTAAAAGCGATTAAATCCCAAGTATCTCCAAGAATTGTCTTATAAGTATTGTTTTCCACCTTTCCCCTCCTGTCTTAAAACGATGTTCTTCGTGTTTCTCTTGCGTATCTATCCATCATGGCTTTAAAGTCCGCATAGCTGTCCGATAAAACGGACTTAATTTCATTAGCATTTCCCCCGGATATATTGATAATCGGACTATAGCTAATGTTCTGCTGTCCACCAACGGAAGGATTGATACCGGATAGCTCTGCATTTGCCTGCTGTAAAAGGTTTGCAGCTCTTGCGGAGTTGTTCATAGGGATAACATACTCTGCATCCCCACCTTCACCAATCAAGGCATTTGTTGGACCGTTTACTCTTCCACCGACAGCAAATTTTCTTATTAAGCTAGGCTTATCAAGTCCTTTTGCCTTTGCTGTAGACTCAACCTTTGCTGCAGGATTTGCGAAAGGCGCAATCGGCATATTTACCTTTACATTCTGTCCGCTAAAGAAATTCCTTACAGAGTTCAGAATGTTCTCCATACCGCTCATGCTTCCGTTTTGCAAAAGAATGTTTGTGCTAATTGGAATAGGCTTGGAAAATTCTCTCTTAAGAGAGTAACCATACCTTTTGGCAAATTCTTTCGCACCTTCGCTAAGTTGTGCATCGTTTCCAAAAAGATTTTTCAAATAATTTTTCTTAGATGATTCCTCTCCTGTAACACTCATTACCTTGTCTAACTTCTCAAGCGTTTGTCTTACATTTTCCGGAACCTCGTCCATGTTTTTAACTTCTTCCCGGAACTGCTTTATAGCTTCTTCGTTCTCCTTTAAGAAGTCTTTCAGCCCTCTTTCTGCGGTCTTGTTTGAAAGGCCAACCATATCTTCTTGATTGATGTATGGAAGTGTTTCGACACTGATGTTTTTATTCCTTGTATCTCTATCCTCAAATTCTTTTGAATAGGTACTTAAAACCTTATCAAGAAGCATATCTACTGGCTTTGTTTTTGCTTCCATTACAACATTCTGCCGCTTATTCTTAATTTCAGATACAGTCCTATCATACATAGACTGGCTAAAATATTCATCATCACCCGGAACAAGCCCTCGTTTATTAGAGCGTTCAAGTGCTAAGGAAGCCTGCGCCATGGCGTTCTTTGCAGACTCGTCTGCATTTTCTTCCATTTCCTTTGCGTATTCGCCGGACTTATTCACAAGGTTAGCAAAAGACTCGCTTGTTAGAGGAGCGTTCTCTACATCGTTGCTAAGCAAATCCCACTTGGCTTTGTTTTCTGCCTGCATTACTTGCTCTTTAAGGTCAAGCATCTGCTTTGTTAGAGTATTAATTGTTTCTTGCTCTATAGGCGTGATAATACCGTCTTCCATGGCTTTCTTGTACTCATCGCCTAATTGCTTTCCGATTCGTTCAACATCGCCACGGATGCTTGTATACATTCCGTCAAACTGCTTTATCAATCCTTCTCCGGTAGCATCACCCTCACCAAAAAGCCCACGAATGGAGAAGTGCATAGCAATCTGCTGTTCGGACACAAGGTTAGATACTCCGGAAGCCAAGCTTTCAAGTTCAGTTCCAAGCTTCTCTGCATCTTCCTTATTGAAATCAGAGTTTACACTTAGCCTAAGCTGTAGTTTTTGTAAGCTTTCCGCTGTCCTATCAATATCCTTGCTGTATTGCCCTACAGCAGATAACTGCTTACTTGCCTGGGAAAGTCTTTCAAAGGTTTTCTTTCCGACAATCTCCATAGCAACATCGCCTAGCTCTTTAAGAGATAGCTTCATATCGCCGAAACGCTTATTAAGGTCTTTCTTTCCTTCTTTGGCGTTATATTTATCAATGGCCACGGATACTCCAATGATTCCTCCGGCAAGAAGGCTTAGGCCAGTCGCCCATGCTAATGCAGGATTTGCGCCCAAAGCGGTAACAAGGCCGACAATCGACTCAATCCCCTTTGGTACTGCGTTGGAAGCCTTCATGAATACCGCCATGGAAGCAAAGCCAGTTACCGCTCCTGTTAGCCACTCCGGATTGCTTACAAAGAACTCACCAATCTTAAGTACAGGCTTAACAAACTCTCCGAAGCCTTCTGCACCACGCTTAAGCTTCGGATACAGCTCCTCCAAGTTACCGATGA